GGACCCTCTATATAAAGCAGTAGAATCAGGGGCTTGGCATGTCAATGTTTATCCAGTTTGTGAAGAGTTTCCATGCAAACGAGAAGACTTTAAGTCAGCTTGGCCAGACCGGTTCACCTTCGAATATGTCCGCGGTAAATATATCAAAGGGGTTAAAACCGGGAAAATTGATACGTTTAACCAGGAACTGATGCTCCGGATTATGTCTGAAGAAGATCGGCTTATTCAGGACTCAGATATCATATGGTATAAACACACTAACGTATTGGAAAATAAGAATAAGTTTAACTTTTATATCACTACTGATTTCGCAACCAGTGAACAAACTTCCAGTGATTATAGTGTCATATCAGTATGGGCCTATAACAACCACGGAGATTGGTTATGGGTTGATGGTATATGTGTTAAGCAGTTGATGAATAAGAACATTGATGATTTATTTAGATTGGTTCAGCAGTATAAACCCCAACAAGTTGGTATTGAAGTATCCGGACAACAGGGAGGATTCATACAATGGATCCAGAATGAGATGATGACCAGGAATACTTATTTTAACCTGGCGTCCGATACAAACAACGGTAACCCGGGTATTCGCCCAAACACAAATAAGATGGTAAGATTTAACATAGTTGTACCTTGGTTCAAAACACACAAGATATGGTTTCCTGAAGAAATGAAGGAATCCCTGGTTGTAGCTGAATTTGTTAATGAATTATCTTTAGCTAGCCCGAGTGGTTTTAAATCTAAACACGATGATTGTATTGATACAATCTCACAGCTATCAAGTTTGCAAGCATGGAAACCCGCAGAGGACACACCTGCTTCTGATCATGCCCAAGATCTTTGGGATGATGATGATATACAAGAAACTGGCAGTATTAGTTCATATATCGTTTAAATGAATTATACTTTCTATGGTGTATACTCTTTGTATAAATAAATCAAAGGGCTCTTCTTATGCTTTTATCCGAAATATTTGAGTACTTACAATATGGGGAATTTGCCCAATTAGCTATTGGTGGTAATGGTCCCGATGAAGTGGGGATCAAACCAAAAGACTATCCCAGAATAGTCTCTGCAGTAAACCTGGCCTTAATTGAATTACATAAACGATTCCCAATTAAACAAGACCAATTAACGTTACAACTTCATTCCCACATAACAGAATACATATTACATTCTGATTATGCTGATAGTAATATTGAATCAGACAAACCTTACAAATATATTTTAGATGCAGTTTTAATAGAACCTTTTTTAGATAATATATTATTAATTCGTCATGTGTATGATGAACTTGGTGAAGAATATGTATTGAATGATATTAATGATATTTTCTCGTTTCATACACCACAAAGTAATGTTTTACAGGTTCCTTATCCAGATAATGAAAATACCTTATCTGTTATTTTTAGAGCCGGCCCAAATAAAATTAATCATGTTGGTTTAAGTGACTTAACAACAGTTAACGTAGATCTCCCTGATCAATTCCTTGAAGCACTATTAAACTATGTAGCCCATCGAATATTCCTCTCATTAAATTTAGGTGAAGGTCAAAGTGAAGCTAATAATTTCTTAGCTAAGTTTGAAGCAGCCTGTGCACAAATAAATCATCTTGGCTTGTTTGTTGTTGATACAAACCAAAATACTAAGTTTGGAGAAAACGGATGGGTATAAGTGAAGATCGAGCGAGTCTTAACTCATTAATTAGTAGTAATATTAATGATGCATTTAAAAAAGTAGAATTAGTTGCAGATAACATTGCTGAAGTAATAGCAGTTGCTAATGAATTGTTAGCTGGTGATGGATTACATCCAGAGTATTACACACAAGTAATGGCTGATAGTATATTTGCAGCTATCAACTCAACGTATACAAAAGGTGAATCTGATGCGAAGTACGCAACAGTATTAAACTTTAACTCTACTGGTATTACTGATGCTGCTCAAGACACTGTTATAACAATTAATAGTGCTAATAATATTGGTATTAATGTAGTACCTGGTAGTTGGAAAGCAGATCAGTCAGCATTGCAATTAGGTGGACTATCTTCTATTTATGCAACCACCGCAATCGATATTTCTAGTGGTTTTGTATTAGGACATAACTATACGTTAACTGCAGATAATACTTTAAAGAGAGTTGTTATAGGTCCTGCTTCTCAATACTTTCAAAGTAATGGGGCACATGTTTTTAATACAATTCCTGCTGCTACAATTGCTTCTATAACTACTGCAGTTAATAATATTTTCTATTTTATTGAGACAGTAGGTGATAGTGATTTCACTTTAATTGGTGCTTCCTCCAATACTGTTGGTACAAAATTTTTAGCTACCGGGGCTGGGTCAGGTACTGGAACATTATCTGAAGTAGATATTTCTGCTTTTGTTACAGGGGTAACTGTTAATGCAGATGCAACTGTAAGTATTCCAAATCTAGTTTTTACAGATACAAACAATGATTATACTTCAGTAACAGTTGATGCTGCACTATCAGAAATTATTACAAACCTTGCTGCAATTACTGCAGGTAAAGGTGCTAGTTTAATTGGAGTAGAAGATACTGGAGCATTATTTACTGGTTCTAGTATAGAAGCGGTATTAGCTGAAATAGTTAATAACTATGCGTCAGTAGCTGCAGGATTAGGTGCCAGTAAAATAGGAGTCGAAGATTCTGCAAGTAATTTTACTGCAACAACAATAGAAACTGTATTAAACGAATTAGCTATTAAAACTGTATTGGGAGCAGATTTAGAAAATGATATAGCTCTTCCAGGTAATCCAACAACTACAACACAAACTCCTGGAGATAATAGTACACGTATAGCCACAACTGCATATATTGATTCAATTGGTGTAGCTACTATTGACAATATTTACCCAGTAGGTGCAGTATTTATTTCTACTGTAAGTACAAACCCTCAAACATATTTAGGTGGGACCTGGGTATCGTTTGGTGAAGGTAGAATGTTAATAAGCCAAAGTGGTGGTTACCCTGCAGGTAATACTGGTGGTGAAGCAACACATACTTTAACTACTTCTGAAATGCCATCACACGAACATAATTTACAATTTTTAGCTGTTGCACATGGTACTGGTGAAGATAGCCCAAATGCTGTTGGTACAGAATCAGCTACTTCAGGAACAGTTAGAGAGATGAGTGCTAATCATAAAGCTAAAGCAACAGGTAGTGGTACAGCACATAATAATATTCCTCCTTACATATCTGTTTATATGTGGAAACGTACAGCTTAATATGAAATCAAAAATATTATTTATTTGTTTTATAACAGCCCTTATATTTTTGTTTGCAATAAATTATGCAGAAGCACAACCAGATATTAAATACACAGTAAAAATTGATTGTACTAATATTAAAACTTTAAAAGATAGAGAATTTTATGATAACAAATGTATTGTTGAGCTCTTTCCAACACCAGCAATATTTACTTTAAGTTGGCACCAAAACCCAGATAGGGTTGATGGATATACTGTTCATGTAGGGGATGATATTAGTACTCCTATATTATTTAAAACAGTACTTGATGAAGAAAAAAATTGGTGTAAAGGGATAACATGTAAACGTCCAATAAAATATACAGAAGAAGGACGTATATATATATTTTCTGAATTTTCAGAGACAGAATTAAATTGGGATAAATCAAGGACGAAGTGTTTCAGACTAAGAGCCTTTAATGGTATAGGAATATCTGGATACAGTGACTCTATTTGTGGCGATAATCATCCAATTAATAATGTCGCTTATTATATTAACGATATTTTTCTTGCTGGTTCTCCATTTTTTAGAGTAGAAAAAGCTCCTTGGTATTTTAAAGGAAAATTAATACCAGACGATTATACAATTACTTCATTAGTAACTTTTGTTACTGGTGGCTGGGAACCACTTAAATTTAATACATCTTTTCTTGTAAAAGAACCAATCAGACCAAATGCTCCAGTAAACTTTAGGTCAACGCGGATATCATAACATGAGCTTAAACGGTAATCTTTC